CTCCAGTTAGAGCGGTTGAGGATTGTGGTTCCTGTATAAAGAAAGCTTCCGGACCCACTGCGGTCTATCCATCAATGCTTTTACTGGGGAAGGTCTGCCCGCCACCGAGTCCAGAAGATTTCGCCAAGTATCCGAAGATTGCAGTTCCATCCTCGGTACGTACGCAGGCCATAATGATGAAGGTGGGTTCTACAGATCTTTCCCAGCGATTTGCACAGTTTAGAAGGTATCAGCCACCGGTTCCTTGCCTACCTTTACCCCCTTCAATGGCTGGAATATCTGAACCATCGAAGCGGGGTTGTAATCTATAACAAAACTATAGAGTCTAGTAGAATGACACTAACAAACAGGGATTGCTCACAGGTAACTCTCAAGAAGACACAGAAGGCTCTCTTCGCGTGGAAGTCTTACAATGATGCTGCTTTACTCAATGGTAGATCCGTTTTTAAGGAACAGTCATCCTCTGTAAGTAGCCGTGTCGTCGTTGACAGACAGCAGGGTGGCTGCAAGTGTGCCAAGGATGCTTCAGAGAATCCTTATGAGTTCAATGGCTTGAGTGTATGTGGATGTTAAAAAGCCTCCGACAGCAATGATTGATACCATAAAGATACGATTGATTCAATCCTATTTTTATGATTAAGATTAGTTAGATGTATGCCTCAGACGTGACAAGTAGAAAACGCAATCAAGCGGTTTTCTCAGATATTTCTAGACAGAAGGAACTTTTGAATAAGGGTTCTATTATGAGAATTAACTATCAGAAGGGTGGTACGGACTACGCCTATATGATGGATCTAGAGAAGGGGTGTATTAATAATACATGCCTTGGAAATTTACCTGTGTACAGCGTGTCAGGCAGTTTCTCAACGGATATGACAACAGCTGGAGCGACTTCCATTGATGTTACCAATATTATTGAGTATGGTTATTCATTGCCTGTGGATTCAAAAGGAAATCCTATTTTTCCAGCAGGCCCTACACGTGATGATTCCTACATTCCAATTCCTATGTATGGAATGCAGTTCTATTTCTTTGGAGTCTTAAAATCACAGATGTTCTGGTCTACAAACTGTGCGATTGTATTTAGTAACCCTGGACAACGCATAGTAAGTATTTCAGGAAATTCATTTCCTGCTATCTTACTTGGAAATTATGATAGACGCTTTGATAACTTATATGTAAAAGATGAGTCTATTCCAAGTAAATTTTCAATTCTAACACTCTTTGTCTTTTATGAAGATTTTACGAAGCAATTAGTATCAACTCCTAATACTGGACAATATCGTGTACGTATCATAAGAGAATTAACTGGTGCAAATAGACAATGGATTGAAGTCTCTGTCAAGGTTGCACCGAGTATATCAGGATATATCGCAGGTGATATCGATACTGATGGAAATCCAGTTGATGCAACAAAGCTTTCACCTTATAATATAACAAATGGTGCAGGTTTTACAAATCTCTGTGGAACAACCTTCGCGACAGTTGGACCTGCTGAAGGAACAAGTTTCACGTTTACGAGTGATTCTCTAGGAAACAATTGGGTATTCCGTAATAATAGTTATGTTCCAGTTTAATTCTTTTTTAAAGATGTAAAACATCCATAAAAAAAGATTGTTTGCCTCCTCTGGGTGTCGAACCCAGTACCTTCAGCTTACTCGTGTGCGATTGCACATACAAAGCAGATGCTCTACCAGTTGAGCTAAAGAGGCGAAAGTGTTTGCGAGGAAAGGGATTTGAACCCTTGAGGATTGCTCCATTGGATCTTGAGGCCAACTCCTTAACCACTCGGACATCCTCGCATTGTATGCGAGGACGAGCCTTGATTAGCAGGGCTAATCTCGGACATCCTCGCATTTTGCAGAGTTTATAAAAAACTGCTAGGCCTTACCGAGGATCGAACTCGGGTTACCGGATTACTGTGCATTTATTTTGCATCAAAGTCCGATGTACTCACCACTGTACTATAAGGCCAAAAAGTGGGTCTGTTTTAAGAGTGACTCCGAACTCTTATTCCAATACCGGGAGTTGAACCCGGGCTTCCAGGGTGAAAACCTGATATCCTAACCGTTAGACAATATTGGAAATGCAGTGTTAGCTTTTGGGAAGAGCTAACGAACTCTGATGCGCCATTCGGGAATCGAACCCAAGTTAGCAGGTTGGAAACCTGATATTCTACCACTGAATTAATGGCGCGAAAGATGTTCATCTATGGATGAACTTTACGAGGAGTGGGGGTTGAACCCACGCGTATTACTACAGCAGATCTTAAGCCTGCCTCCTTAACCACTCGGACATCCTCGTATTTTGGTTTGGGTTTACCAAACAAGAACGCCTTCTTGCTTACAGTGTATAATCACGAAGTCTTTAGGTGTATGATTTATTTGGTTTCCTTGTCTTTTCTTGTTCTCTTTACTTTTGTCGGATGTTTGTTTGGTAGATTATTTACGCACCCTTGGCAACAATCTTCTTCTTGACGAGTGTCTTCTTGGGAAGCGGGGCCGGAGCAACCTCCTCAGCTTCCTCTTCCTCGTCATCTGCAGCTACAGGAGCCGCCTTGGCTGCAGCCTTGGCTGGAGCCTGGAGAACCTCCTCATCGTCAACCTCCTCGTCGTCGTCAAAGGCCGCCGCGAAAGCATTCTTTGAGGGCGCAGGAGCCTTTGATGAGGCCTGAGCCTCACCGTCCTCCACGAAGCCATAGCCGCGGATGGCATCGGGGCGCGAGACGACCTTCATCTGCGTGACCTTCCAGGAGAGGCCGCAACCAACACTGGAGATCCAGACACTCGTGCACTCAATGAGCGCCATCACTGACATACGCTTGACGATGAGGTCCTCGATGGGAACATCCTTGATGAGCGTGCGGTCCGTGTCGTAGAACGCCGTCTCGAACTTGTCGTTGCGCTGTCTGAGCGACGCCTTGACCGTGGGAGGGTAAGGCTTGCGCGCACCCGTATTAGGATCCTCGCTGAACTTGACCGTCGGCTTGTAGAGCTTCATCTGCTTGAGAATCTGCTGCGTCATACCGGGCTTCCGGAGCCAGTTCTTCTCAACGCACTCCGTCGTCACACGGGTATCAAGAGCCTCAAGCGCATCGTAAATCTCCTTCATCTTGGGCTTTGAGTCAAAGCCGTTGAGAGAGAAGTTGACGCTGTACTTGACAGGGCCGAACTTGTCGTCGGCATTCAGACCATAAGGCAGGTCAACGTTGCTCAGCTGGAGAACGAGAGGGCCGCCGTTGTACGTAAGATTCACGGCCTTCGCACCGCTGTTGAGGGCACGCACCTCGCCGAACGCAAGCTTAGAAGCATCAAACTGGGAAGGTAGAACACTCATATTGGTTATGCTAACTACTTTGGGCGCCGCGCATTCAATTTTTGGCCAACCCAATGACAATTTTTTTTATTCGCACGTATAGAATGGATTATTCAGAGTATCTAAGAAGAAAGCAAGAGACCTCCAGTACATATATGGCTCGTAATAAGTCCGTGGATTCTTCCTTTTTGACGATGCAGAAGCAGCAGAAGGCGGCCTATTCTGGTTCGGCGATTAAGAACACACCGACCTATTTCAATGGGAATCCGACTCTAAATCCTATCTTATATGACCCTGGCTCTTGCCCAAAGAATCACATGTATACTCAAGGATATACAGAGTCAAATAGTATCGCTCAGCACGGAACCCAGACTGACCGGAAGGCTGGAGCTGTCTTGTGTTGTGCACCAGATTACGCGACGGCACCCGCGGGAATGATGCTCAAGAGTACAACTGAAATTAGCACGATTCAGGCATCTTACATTCAGACAGGCTCTGCACCTGGCCAATGGAAACCCTTGGGTCAGGAACATTATTTCCCTAAGGCGGACAAGAACTCTCAATCAACCTGTTGTAGTCCAAATAAGTATCCTTACAGCAGTTGATAGGATGCAATCTATGTTTCAAATATAAGAACCATTATGGTTTATATATTTGAATGTTTGAGTCTATGATTTTAGGCTCTTTCGTGCTCAACCACCGCCGCGAACTTTTCTCTAGCAACAGCGCTGGCGGAAACCTTTCCTGCGTTGCGAACTGTCTTGGCGTTTCTCTTTCTTTGCTTATTGAGAGCCTTGAGGCGATTGTTTGCACTATTCTTTCTTGTGGCTGCATTCTTTGGTGGTGACGCACCTCTTTTGGCGGCTTCCTTCTTGGAGAGGATTGGCATTCTAGATTATAAGAAGAAATTATTCCGCTAACCAAGGATATGCCTGTTTGCATCGGTAAGAAACACGCGCCAAGGCCATCACCGAATACATAGCACCCAGAGTCTTATCGGATTGATCCTTGGCCGATGAGATTAAACGCTCCATAACATTCAGATTGGTTCTACGAATACTATCAATCTCAGTCTTTGAGATAACCTTCTCTGGAGTCCACTTGAATAACTTAAGATCAACCATAGAATACTTGGGAACCACGCGCTCCTTTTCTTCAAGAGTTAGACCGAGATCTTCATTCCATAAGGAAAATAAGAGTATATATAATCGTCTATGGGATGTTATATCTAAGTCGCTGAACCATTGGGTGGCAATTCTGTATCCCAGCATATCTAGGCGTAGACATAAATCAAGGACTCTCAGATTCCAATTCTGCACAACAGTTAGACCTGTCTGAGCCTCGTATTGAATGGGTTTCTTCCACTTCCGTAGAATATCTACAGATTCCTTGAATTCCTTGAGTGTTGCAGAGTTGCAGTGCTCCTTGGTATATGGGTTTTCCAGATGACCATCAATCTCATATTGAGCGACGAGAGTCCGAATATCAAATCCCCAGAGTCTCTTATTTTCTCGTATTACAAAGAAATAATCTCGTTCTACTTCGGTTAACGGTGAAAGAGATGAGAGTTCGGTAGAATTATGACATAAGGATCTTACAAAGAAGGCTGGACTCTTATATTTTAGAAGCCTCTTGTTATTCGTTTTCCTCCACCATCTTTGGATTTTCTTTGCATTGAATGTTGTGGCACGGGTTACAATTGGTTTAGGCTCTTGAAACCGTTGAGGATTTTTCTTATGGCGTTTGCAGAATTCGCCCTTGTCTGTTGTGTATTTACACTGTTCATTGAGAAATTTTTGACTCCTGACGTTTTTACATTGTATTTTTAATTGAGTTGACATTGCAGTCTTCTGCAACCTGGGCGGAAAGAATAATTGCGACGGCAAAAGGAAACTCTTAGGTATCCGTGGAGGGTACGTGATGTCTGTGACTGGACTTCAATGAAAAAAATCCAAAGTGAAAAAAAATACAAAAGTACCTAAACGAGTTGACCAAAAATTGAACGGGTTTTGCACACTAAGTGCGTATTCCAGCCATGAATTCTTCCACGGCATCAGGTATAATGAGCTCTGCTGCCTCTACCGCCACCAAGTCCGCCAAGACTGTAACGAAGAAGGCGCCTGCCGCGACGGCTGCCCCTGTAGCCGCTGCGCCCGTCGCCCCTGTGGCCGCGCCTGCCGCCGAGAAGAAGGTCGCCGCCAAGAAGGCCGCGCCTTCAGGCGTAGCCACCACGACGGCCGCGCCGGTTGTCGCCGCCCCCGCGGTCACGGCCGCGCCTGTTGAGGCCGCCACGGAGGCGGTTGCGTCAGTCCAGGATGATGTCAAGTCAATGCTCACGCAGGCCAACACGGTCCGCGAGACGGTTGGCGCGCTCGTCGCTGAGCTCAAGCGCCTCGAGAAGCGCGTTGCGCGCCTCCAGAAGGAGGCCGACAAGCGCCGCCGCCGCGTCAAGAAGCCTGTTGAGGGTGAGGAGGTCAAGCCCCGCAAGCCCTCAATCTTCGAGCTCCCTACGCCCCTCTCCCCTGAGCTCTGCTCGTTCCTCGGCCGCCCCGCGGGCTCGCTCGAGAGCCGCTCAAACGTGACGAAGGCGATCACGACGTACGTCAAGGAGAAGAACCTCAAGGACAAGCACACGATCAAGCCTGACACGAAGCTCAAGGCGCTCCTCGGTGTCGCTGCGGAGGACACGCTCACGTACTTCAACCTCCAGCGCTACCTCAACCGCCACTACCTCAAGGTAGACAAGGCGGTTGCGGCGACGGCGACTGCGTAAATGCAGTATTAAACTGCAAAAATACAATACGATTCTGAATAAATAAAAACAGAATACCATACAACCCTTAAAAATTCGTGGGAGAAATACGGATGCAGATTCATTTTCAATAATAACTAAACTCCAGATAGCTCGTTGCTATCTGTGATGTAAACTCCAGATAGCTCATTGCTATCTGTAGATTGGCGATTTATCGCCACAACTCCAGATAGCTCAGTTGGTAGAGCGGGGGATTGTAGCATTTCGGTGCTAGTCAACAATTCTCCCCAAGTCACTGGTTCGATTCCGGTTCTGGAGACATTGCGTTAGCAATATTTATATGACTGGATAGCTCAGTTGGTTAGAGCATTCGGCTGTTAACCGGAAAGTCGTGGGTTCAACCCCCACTCTGGTCGTTCTTTTTTTTGTGGATGTTCTACATTCTCAAAAAAAGGTTGAAGAGGCCTTATGAAAAATTGACACCGAAAGAAAGTGTTATGTTAATACAACAGCAATGGAAATAGTTAAACCGTTTATGAAATGGGTTGGTGGAAAGACGCAGATTATTGACGATGTATTGCATCTCTTTCCAAGGTCAATGAATAACTACCACGAGCCATTCTTGGGTGGAGGCAGTGTCCTTCTTGCCTTACTTACCCATAAGGCAAATGGCTCCATCAAGATATCTGGAAAGATATATGCAAGTGATTTGAATTCGAATCTTATTGCACTCTACAAGAATATTCAATCTGACCCTGATGCAGTCATCAATGAAGTCAAGAAACGAAACGAGCAGTTTTCCAAGTGTAAGGGTACCGTTGTAAATCGCAAGGCATCAACCCTTGAAGAAGCAATGACTTCTCCAGAGTCATATTATTACTGGATTCGAACTACCTTTAATTCATTATCAAAAGAGGAAAGAACGACCGTTGCTGCTTCTGCAATGCTCCTATTTATGAACAAGACCTGCTTCCGTGGAGTATATCGTGAAGGACCAAGAGGATTTAATGTACCCTTTGGACACTACAAGAATCCTTCAATTATAGATGAAAATCATATTAAGAACGTCTCTAAACTAATCAAGGATGTCGTATTCACGAACTGCTCATTTGGAGATGCCCTAAACAATCTTACAGCCGATGATTTCGCCTACCTTGACCCTCCTTACGCACCAGAGAATACTACATCATTTGTATCATATACAGCAGATGGATTCAACCTGGATAATCACAAGGCTCTATTCAAGATTTGTGAACAAATGAAGGAAAAAAATGTAAAGATGTTGATGAGTAATGCTGAAGTCAAACTTGTAAAAGATGCATTTCCATCACCTGCGTATACTACAAAAATTATATCTTGTAGAAGAGCCATTCATTCCAAGGAACCTGATGCTCGAACAAATGAGGTTCTGATTACAAACTAAGAGGAATGCACTTCTTCATAAACTCTGGACGCAAATAGAAGGCCCTCGATGTAGAGCCGTGGCCTGCACCCTTCGTTCGGTTCTGAAGCAACTTGCCAGTCTTGGATTGAAGAAGTCCATTTTCAACGTAGCCCTTTCGAATCTCGTCGTAATCCAATTCAAGAGTCTTATATAACTCTGCAAACTCAACGGACTCTCTGTCAATGATTCTAGGCTTCATAAACCGAATGGTATCTCCAGTCCGATAGTACGGAACAATCAGCATTCGACTCATCTTCTTAGAACACTTGGATGACTTGAAGTCACTTGTGCGAAGTTCCTCCGTCGAGAGCATTGTCACAGCGATTGTCTCCTTGGGAACCAGAGAGCCATTTTTCAGCTTCTTCACAGGGAAGGTCTTTAACTCTCCATCTGAGCAATCAAGACAGTTTGGTGTATGCGGGATACCCAGCAAGTCTTCCAGGAAGCTCCCAGGGAGACCCTTATTGGCTGTGATAGGGAGAGTATACTCTTTTCCGATAAGAGGAATGAACTTTGCATGAATATCTGCGATTGTCTGCGGCATTTAGTATGATTTGAAAAAATAATACGGTTGTATTCAATTTTTTCAACAACTCACAACCTTCTTTCATTCATTATTGTTACCCAACGCTCCTTGGATTCTTTTTTAATCACCTTG